CTGACACAGAATCCCTTATTTTTAACATGCCACAACAATTTATTAAAGATCTTATTAACGTCGACTTCGCGGTCAATTATGCACCCCGAATCGAAAAATCTCGCTTCACTTTAGTGAACAACACGACTGCATCGTTACAATGTGGTAACGATCGCTATTTAGCTGATCTCTCTCTTGCCTCCGATTTCCAGTTCGCTGGACGGAACGTGAGATGTGAGACCAACCCTGATTTCACCGAGTACTCCGGCTATAACAAGAAGTACATTGACGAAGACGGTGTGTTTCAGCCGTCTCTAGCTTACGAAGAATTTGCAAAGGTAAGCACTGAAAAACGCATGATCCGGGAGGATTCATACGCAATTTTATCTCGTCAGACACAGGCTGATTGTCACGAACCGTTTCTCTTCAACATGCTCATTTCTTGGCTTAAAGCACATCTTTACGTATGTGACGGTGGTAAAGATGACAAATTTCGAGCCGCGACGGCACCTTACTCAGACACTCATGCTACGTTACCATTAGGAGACGGTCCTAATGGTACAGTACACGAAGTCGAGTTAGGGTGGCCTGTTGACCCGGAACTTATTGAACAAAGCGAATGGGAATTACGAACACACCACAATTATTGGAACAAGCCGCACGTATTGCATTATAATGCCTCAGGACGAGGACAAACTGAATTCTACTTGTCTCACGTTATGGGCAGAACTCGCACATCAGGTCTTAATTTTGATGTAACCATACCTGGTATAGAAAGTAGAACATTGCTTCTTGATCCGGTGAATGGACCAAATCACTTGCCAGTTAATTTCATGGACATACCATGGGATCAACCGGAAGTTATCTGGTCTTGGATAATGGATTACGTACTTCTGAACCGCCTAGAACAGAGCTTTGCCAGTGCTTTTGAAGCTTTAGGCTGTATTGCAGTGCAACCATGTTGGTCTTCACTTGAAGCTTGTCAATGGCAAGCCTCTCAATTAGTTATTGTGCTAGGTCAATTTTCACCAACAAGAGCGAGGATCAGATCCACTCTGACCGGAGAATACTATAATCCAAACGCTGGAGCCAGAGATTTCATGTTCCATGAGGTCACCGCAAAAACTCATTTCCTCGTCGCTTCGGCAATGACTAACTATTACATGTGGTACGGAGCATACACTCTATTACACAACGAAGCAAGAAGCAGGTCAGAATGGAGGACTGTGTTCACAACTGCGGGAGGACAGCTAGGAATATTAAAATCGCCTTTGATGCGTGCGGCGACCGTATCGGTTGTGACCGGAAAAGAGTATGCCTCAGCGATGTCTTACGGCTGTGGCGTATACCTAGACACCAAATTGATGGAAGACGTAACCACGCTTGGACCGATAACTAGCCCTGACGGTACGGTCTCCGAAACTGTACCCATTTCAGCACTATACGCGCCAGTTTCTGGATGTCTCATGTTAGGAACATACGCAGGAGACATGGATACTCTACAACATCTCAAGTCAGTGCAGAAATTCCCGACTGGTAACTATTTAGAAGTACACCTTTCTACAGAAGAGCTGACTATGGTAGCTAATGCTTACAGACTCTTTGGCCATGATGTGGTGCTGCGAAACGTGATGAATGGCCAAGAAAAAATACCTTGGGCAGCGTCTAGAGAATGCATTATAGAACCGGCATCTATAGGATTCGACACACAGATGCCGGGATTATATAAAATCATATTAAACGTTCCGCGTGAAGGGCGCAATCACACCATGCCGACACTAGCTAACTTTTTAAGTGCTGATAATTGTGCCATGACAATAATGCGCCCTACTATCTCTGTGAATAGATGGCAACACAGGTGTAAACAGCTACGTCCGTACATGTCTCTCACTAAGAAAGCAAAGGAGGCAAAGTTTTTAATTAAAGCGCCAATGCAATACAGTCCTGTAACGTTTACTGCAAAGAAGATAACTGGTCCTGAAAAGCAGGGTTTTCACTTGGAACAGGTCGTTCCAACCCCATCCAAGCCCGAAGGGAAGATTATTTCGGAGACTCGTACCACGGAGGATGTGCTCATAGACACAACTGGTCTCGCTGCAAATTATGCAGAATAGAGACTCAGTCCAAGAAAAGACTGACCAATCACGGACAGGCTGTACTAGCCAGGGTCTGTGCGCGTCCGGAGTTGCGAGAAACCTTCGTTGCCCTCGAGATTACTAAAGGAGATCGTGAGGGTCGAGAACTGTCCTTTAGATTCCGTGATGGTATGGTACCTACCACCATGAGAATTACTGAATTAGGTACTAAACTAGCAACTGAGTTTAAAGACGCAGAATATTTGCTAATTGATAGATTAGACTATAGACTAGATGAACAAGAAATAATATACGACTATTATGGAGTAGGAGTCCATGCGGTTCTAATACCTGGAGTTAGATGTACTTATGTGTATTATAAAACAGACCAAATGCTAGCACCAACAACGAGAAATATATTAGCGATATTGTCCAGGCATTTCCTCGGAAATTTCAGCGGTTACTATAATGATTGGTGTAATGACGACAATGTTTATGCTGTGCTAGGTAAGTCTGACGTCGTGATGCGTCATAAAATAAGTTCACTTAAAGAACTGCCGATGCCGAAAATATCTGGAGAGCACCACTTGCATTACACCGCTCTAGAAGTATACAGTTCACTTGATGTCGAAGGCAAAAGGAGGGCTAATCATGCACTAAGACTACCTAACGATGTTACCACGACCATGATGGGAGGTGTAATGTTGTGGTTGGCCTCATTGCCGGACGATATGTTTATAAAGTTGACGAATTCAGACTTGTTTGACGCGTCAGATGCTCTGGACTTTGCAAAAAGATGCAAGAAACTGTCGATACAAGCTAAGTCGCTGCAAAATATAGTGACTTCAGACCTGCGACCTCTATTTGAAGCTGATGTCTTAATTAACAGAGCCTATGGAGCGGTTGATTGGCAAGGAGAAAAGAACAACAGAATAAGACCGAAGCTGGCTAATGTGGATGTTCACGAGATATACAACATAGCTTGTAACTTATTCAGCAAACCGGACTGTAATAAAGAACGTCCGCGACGACTGGACTGGGAGAAGTACTGGGGAGCACGTTGGCAATGGTCGGCTGCAGGATCTATACATAGCCAGTACCCAGAAGATTTAGCCAAGGTGCCCAAAGACAGAGATTTAAAGAACAAGTTCATTGCATTATGCATAGCTGATGATGTGCCTTTTTCCCATTTCGCCAATAGGACGCCTGAAGTACATGCCTGGTCCTCGGTGAAATATGAATGGGGTAAAATGAGAGCTATCTACGGTACGGATTATACAAGCTACATCATGTCGCACTTCGCCTTCTACAATTGTGAGGACATATTGCCATCTGATTTCCCAGTAGGTTCTAAAGCTAGACCGTCATTCGTAAATGCAAGAGTGGCAGCAGTTCTAGAAGGCACTATACCATTATGTTTGGATTACGAGGATTTCAACAGTCAGCATTCGAACGAGGCGATGAGAGCAGTAATGCAAGCTTACATAGATACAAATTCCCGGTACTTGTCAAAAGAACAGATAATTGCTGCGAGGTGGACGATGGATTCTATAGACAACACGATAGTGCATGACAACATGGGAACTAATTCTACTTACAGAGGTAAGGGAACGTTGATGAGCGGATGGAGATTAACGACCTTTATGAACTCTGTGCTAAACTATGTGTATACCAAGAGCATACTAGGAGACTTAACTACCACCAACAGGTCAATACATAATGGTGATGATGTTCTAGTAGGCTGCTCTAATTTTGCAGTTGCGCAAACAGCAGTACGAGGAGCTGCGAAGTTGGGAGTAAGATTGCAAAGGACTAAGTGTGCTTTCGGAGGTCTTGCAGAATTCTTAAGAGTTGACCATGTTAGGGGGGACACAGGTCAGTATTTAACTAGAAACATCGCTACACTTATGCATTCGAGGATCGAATCAAAGCGCGCTGTATCAGAAATAGACATGATACAAGCGATGGAAGACAGGTATAGGGAGTTTGTACAGCGAGGAGGCCCTCCACAGACTATGATGGCACTACGAAACACATACTACAAACGGACTGCGGAGGTATGTAGAACAAGTGTGGAAAACTTACAGATCATCAAAACAACACATAGAGTAGCCGGGGGAATATCGGAACGGGAAGACGCTGAAATCAAGTATCTTATAGCGAAAGACGATTCCAAAATGGAAACTGAATTGCCAGAACATTTACCTGGAGTTAATGCATACTCTAAACAACTCATAGCATCACTAGACCTAAATGTTAAATTAGAAACAGTCATAGCAAGACTTAAAAAGGCAACACTCAATGCAGTGCAAAAAGTTCGACGTAGAATAATAATTACCGAGAACTTCGAAACACAGCGGTACAACGTGTTGCGTGCTATTAGCGGAGCTTATAAAGAAGCTTCTAGCGGACCCTTGTTCGGCAAGGCAATGTTGGTTGGCTTTATCTTTGATGTGCTTTCTAAAGTAGAAAGTTCACATGCTTTAAGTGTACTCTTGTCCACGTCGAGAGATCCACTTGAGCTATTGAGGATATTAACATAAGCTCTAAGTTGAAACAACTTTAAC